TTTGCATCCGAAAGAACGTATGTCCCTGCTGGAATATAAACCGTCCCGCCTATGCCGTGCAATGAATCAATCGCCGCTTGGATGGCTAAAGTATCATCTGTGACACCATCACCAGTGGCTCCAAATGTAGTTACATTAACAGTTACGGCGCTAGGCCCAGCAGGGCCAGTAGCCCCCGTAGCGCCTGTAGGACCAGTAAGACCAGTAGGACCAGTAGGACCAGTAGGACCAGTAAGACCAGTAGGACCAGTAGGACCAGTAAGACCATTAGCACCGTTGTAAACAGTATACGTTCCAACACTCACAGTCTCAGCTACATCACTCCACATCGTGTATGTGTCTGTAGTGCCTGCTGCTCCTGTGCCAGATGTACGGGTTACATGATCAATGTTACTGCTAGGCGCGGTAACCATAGTACTGCCATCGCTAAACACAATTTGTGTAACTGCCATTGACTCAGGCATGTTATAAGTATCACCTGGCTGAGCTACCTCTAAAGTTAAAGCATCTTCATTTAACACAACAACGTCTCTTATAGCCATTTTATACTTCCTTATACCTTAATGATGTACATCATTGCTACATTGCGCGGACGTGTTTCTACTGCCCCAGAAGCCCCTGATGTCGCAGACATTTCTGCATAATAAGGGGACCCTGCTGCGTAGTTACCTGTAGTAGCATTTCCTGGGTTACCCTTTGTATATGTATGTGTATGGCTTTTTAAACTATCCACCTGAAAAGTACCTACACCCCGGCCAGTATCAATACCTCGACCATTATCCCAACCTCGTACGAATTCGCCTCGAAGGTCTGGCAAATTAAAAGTAGTTGAGCCATCTCCTATGCCATAGATAGTGCCTATTTGAGTGAATAAACTTGCATAAGTCGTGCGACTTACTGCTGTGCCATTGCACTCTAAATAGCCTGCAGGAACTACGCCCATGGCAGATAAAATCACACCTCCCACAAATGCGGTAGTGACCGCAGAACTATCTAGTTTGCGTGCTTCAAGACCATCTAAAGCTCCTTGCACAGTAGCTTCAGTAATAAGCCCGCTTGGAACATTCACTACATTAGCTGCAGTAACTACTGCAGTTTGCGCAACTGTTTCTACAATTGTGCCTGTAGTGTAGAGTAATGAACTTTCATTCTGATTAACTACCNCCCCAGCAGTAGTAGCATGCTTAATAGTTAAAGTAAACGCTCCGGTAGTGCGATTATCTATAATAAGAAGTTGAGGCAAATTGTCAGGAACAACCAGAATAGCATTTGCAGTTAACACACCTGAAATATCAAAAGAACTGTTGCTAAACTGAGCAACAGTTAGTGTAGTGGTCCCTCCAGTAATAGTTAAAGCTAAATTGCCAGTAGGGGCTTTTCCACTGTCTAAAGTGTTTATTTTAGCTGCGATAGAGACAAAATCATTTGTTACAGTATCACCACTGTAAGGTAAGTTACCTGCATTAACTTTACTAACAACTACAGACTGGCCTACCCGAGTCTGGCTTACTGTTCCCTGACCAACAAGTAAGTCTTCTATTCCCGCCAACTCTTTCTGAATCTGGTTAACGATAGCCATTAAATACCTCCGAAGTAAGGCACTTCATATTTTGTACTTTCTGAGCTAAAGTCTAAGCTTGATTCTGTGATAGCATCAGCTAACTTCTCTCTAAACAACTGAAGCTCTTCGTTACCTAGGCTTCGATTCTGCACATCTTTATCATCCCTCAGTGCCATGCCGCAAATGTAAAACTTCAAAGCTACATCGTAAGTTTCATGTATCTCTAAATTGTCGGTAACCGCTGTGATAGCTGCAGGATACCTAATATAATATACAGTAAACGAAGTATCACTAATTTGAGCAACACCTGTCATTACGCCATATGGAGAGCTAACTAAATCGTAAGTGCTGCTCAATCCACCGGCTACTGTAATGCCATAAAGGGAATTCAGGGTTGCTAATTGTGTAGTCGTAGAGCCTACCACTGTTTCATCTGGTATAGGGTATACTCTGAATTTGGTTTGGTCTTGCTTATCAAAGATAATGGCCCGAACAATAGGTCCTGTTTTAGCTTCCCAATTCCGGCCGTAGCGATTATCCGCTTGTGCATGGGAGAGGAGCAGAATAGGGCCGCCTAACTCATTTACCGCTCTTGTGAAACTAAAGATATTGTTAGGTACAGCATATTGAATACCTGAACTTGCTACAACGACAGGTTGCCCTGCAGTATTAATCACCACAACAGTGGGTGTTGTTGAGGGAGGTAAAGTATACTCAGATACTCCTGCAGCTAACGGTACGTTCACATTAGATCTGAGCAAGCAAGCTTTAGTTGCTAAAACTTTTTGTCCTTCGTCTAGCAGACGAAGTAAGCGGGCGTCATCCCACCTTTCTTTTAAAGGATCAGCTAATGTGTCTCGAGCTCGAACTAAAATTTCTTCTACGCGAGTTGCCATTATAGTACCTATAATTGTAGAAGGGGCTCCGAAGAGCCCCTGCCAATTAGCCCATCAGACCAATATAGTCTTCAGTGACATCCAGCTCAATATACTCAACAATAACTTCACATACCAAAGTGCCAGTGGCTGGCGGAGTGGTACCTGGAGTTACTGTTACCTGACCACCAGTAGCAAAGTAGCTAGCAGCAGCAAGAGGAGTTGAGATTTTCGTACCAGTAGTAGCTACTGCTACATTAGTAGCAATATTGACGCCATTTACCTGGATAGAAAGCTGAGCTCCTACAGTTGTGGATGCAGTTGTGACGATAGTACGAATACCGGTAATCAGCACTCGTTCTGGCAAAACTGCAACCAAAGCAGTATTAGCGGCTACTGCAATCTGGCCGGTAGTCGTGTTAGCAGCAACAGCTGCCGTGATGATGTCAGCCTCAACCAGTGAAAATACACCGGCATGAGCCTCACGTTTCTGGTTCATCAAACCTGTTCGACGAAGGTCACCCATTAGTTATCTCCTTACGCAATCTTGACGTCAAGAGCAACAATGCCGTTATCGAGATTGGCACGTTTTGCCTGCTTGTAGTCAAGGCCTTCTGCAGTCAATTTAGTTTTCTTGGAGTCCATCCAAAATTCAACTGCTGATTCAGATTTAATCCCAAAGTCAGAAGACGCCTGGAATTTATAATCTGGCTGTTTACCAAAGGCAATCTGCAAAGCAGCGTCACCAAGGATGAGGTTACGGGAATACACGGCGCTAGCAAAAGCTGCTTCACCAGACCAGGCAGTGTTGACACTGTCATACTGACGCATACCAGCAATTTCAATTTCAGAACCATCCAAACCATTGCTGGTAGAATTACCGAAAAAGGCTTCAGCTTCAACAATCACCAGCTGACCAACCTGACCAAGCAAGCCACGGAATACCCGGTTATTATTACCACGTAAATCAGCAGAAGTCGCCATGGACATGATGCCACCAGCCGTTGTATTGCCTTTCAGATTAGCTGCAGTGAATGGGTCAATCACCATCAACCAGATAGAACGACCATCAGCTAAACGGTAAGGGGTAAGAGGAGCACGTGGTGTAGCTGCAACAGCAGAACCAAATGTGCCAGTATTATAACCCTGACCGGTACGCAATGATTTTTCAATGTCCACCAGGTTGGTGTAAGACAGACGATTCACAGAAGCATCAATCTGAATAGTATGAGTTGGTGCTACGCCATCCTTAAAACCCTGAGCTGTATCAAACAGTGCCTGGTCTTTAAAGCGAATGAACAAATCAGCCAGTTTGGAACGTGAATCCGAGTGCTGAGCAATAGACAAATCGCCAATGTTGACGCTGTCAAATTTATCACCATTATCAACTACCAAACGATAGCGTTCTACTGTAATGCGGTCAGAGAATTTCTTCTTCTGCTCGCCTTTACCATAAGCGGGATTCTTACCCTTGATTGCCCGACCTGACAGATTACCATCAAAGTCAAAGACAACAGTGTGACCAGAACTTGCATTCTCGTCATTAGTCTGAAAGACAATGTTGTCTTTAGACATGCCTGTATACGCATTCCAGAAAGACTTCGAGCTAGCCTGAATAAGGCCTTCTCGGAGCCAACGTTTGCGGACCAGGTCTGAGTTAAGTGCTACTACACCTGTTGGCATAACTTTCTCCTATGTTATTAAAAGATAGCGTTGTCGTAATCAGTAAGCTCTTGTGCAGCTTGAGCCTCGTCAGAAGCTTCATTACCACCTGCAGCTAACCCAATGTTAGTCACAGAGTCAGACTTAGGGTCTTTGACCACTTTGCCTGCTGTCAAGAAACTGTACGACTCCGCTAGAAACTCTTCAAAAGTGACTTCACCTTTTTCAAGCTTCTTAGCAATCCTCGGAGGAATGTCGTTTACTAGAGACTCATCAGTAATTGGAGCATCAGAATGCTCTGCATTGAACTGCTCTAGTACCTGAGCTCGCCTGTCTTGCTCAGTTTGTTGTGTAGCTTCTGTCTTAATTGTTGTCAAGTTCTCTTGAAGTACAGTAGTTGCCTTCTGCTCAAGTGTATTCATTTTCTTTCTCCAGGCTTCAGGGTCACTAGTCATCAAATCGTCTAGTTCCTCAGCCTCTTCTGGAGAAAGTGTTAGTTGCACTTGTGCAGCTACCTGTTTCTCGAGCTCTCCACGGACAATACCTTCCGCTTTCAACTGTTGCTGGGTCTTACCGAGGGCAGACTCGGTATCCCGGCGGCGCTTTTCAATAGTTGCTGCAAACTTAACTTCTGAAGGTACATCAAGGTCAGCAGGAAACTGCCAAACCCCTTTATCATTCTTAGAAAGTTGCTTTACAGCTGTATTCACCTGTTGTTCAAAAGTGGGCCCAGCTGCGTCTGCTGACGTCTGCTGAGCCTCGGCGTTGTTACCCGGCATGCTCATATTAGACTCCTATTAAGGCCCATTATAACATGATATGCTTTAGCTGTACACAGGTGGATAGTCATAAAAGTTCCAGAATATCTTTTCTAGCCGAAAATGAGGTCCAAAATTGAGATTTCAAAAGTCAAAACTGAATCCTGCAGGCCTAGAACGTCCGTCACGGAGTTTTTATTTTTGGCCTATATATTAACACACAAAACAATTAAAAACTCCATACGGTGTGTTTAATAAATTTATTGTGTACAAGGCCTGAGAACTATGGTAGAATAGAGGCTATGAAACGAGTATATTCCTTTTCCATACCCCCTACTGACACCAAAGCCCTTAAATTGCTGCAAGAGATTAAAGAGACTTGCAAACAGACAGGAGTGTCTTTTAGCCACATAGTGCTAGAAGCACTCCGTAAGGAGCAGCTGAATGCAGGAAAATAAAACTATCTTCCAAGCTTTAGCTAAAGCTACTGAAGAGCCTCTGGATTTACAAAAAATAGCTACCCAGCTAGATGTGCCATTGGCCCAAGTAAAACAGTGGGAAGTGGAGCTAGATAAAGAGCTAGCTGTTGAACAGATTATTGAGGATGCTACTGGACCTGAGGTTGTGCTTTCTGAAGACGGGCAAATCATGGTTGTCCCTGAGCAAACTATTGCACAACAGCAACGTCAAGCCCGCATAGCTAAAATCACTGGTGGACCTAAAGGGCTTAGCGCGCTACACGACGAAGTGCAAGCTACTGCAGGTACACTTGTGCACCGTATTGGAGATGCCCTGGATGATGCTAATATCCCTACCAAGGACTTGTCTACCCTTACAACCGCACTTACATCTATCCAGCAGGCGTTCTTCAACCGGCCTGTAACTAACGTACAAATCAATAACGGAGGTGGTGAAGGTCTTCTTGCTAGTTTCAGAGACAAGTTACAATCATGAAGCTAGCTATCTCTGAAGATCAGTTCAAAGCTATCTACGGTGATAGCATTGACATCAAGCTCTTTACAACGTTACCTACTTCTGATGAAGAGCTAATATCTGACTACTTAACCAGTAAGCTATGGCGGCTTAACAATCTGTATACTATTGTGGACAAGCAAGGCAAACGTATACCTTTCCGCATGAACTATGCGCAACACAGAGTATACGCAGAGTCGCTTCAACACGCCAGACTTATCATTCTCAAGAGTAGACAGCAAGGCATCTCAACTTTTTGGTTAGTGTCCTTCCTTGACGATGCTCTTATCCGCCCTGACTTCCAGGTGGGGCTGATGGCTCAAGGTAAGGCAGAAGCTTCTACGCTGCTTAAAAGGGTTAAGTTAGCCTGGAACACTTTCTCGCCGGAACTAAAAGAGTTTCTTGCCTTACGTCTCCTACGAGATAATACTGAAGAGCTATCGTTTGCTAACGGGTCAACACTCTTTATCCGCACGTTCTTTCCGTTCCGCTACACTACAGAGATTGCATGTGTCTGAGTTTGGCAAGATAGCAAATAAGTACCCTGAGCGAGCTAAAGAAACAAAGACTGGTACATTACAAGCAATTAGTCCAGGTAACACTGTAGCTATCGAATCAACCGCTGAAGGTGACAATGACTTCAAGGCAATGTGGATGCAAGCTGAAGAAGCTGTAGCACAGGGTAAACAATTAGCGGGTAAAGACTTCTTACCCGTATTCCTCTCCTGGCTTGATGACCCTGACTGTACTAGCTCTAGCCCTGAGGAAGCATCGCTCTCCCAAGAACAGTATTTCGATGAGCTAGAAGCAGAACTAAATATAACTATTAGGCAAGAACAGCGCAACTTTTGGATTCAGCAGTATAGAGAGCTAGGAGATGCAATCTTTCAAGAGTACCCAGCTACTCCAGAAGAAGCGTTCACTAAGGTCCGTGACGGTACCTACTATTCTGTGTTGTTCTCTAATTTTGTAGCTAAGAAAGGTCAGATTAAGAGTGAGCTATACGACCCGATGCTTGAGACCTACGTGATGATGGACCTAGGAGTAAACGATATGTTTGTGCTCGTGTACTTCCAACGTTGGAGGACGGAATGGAGGATTGTAGACGAGTACATGAATACCGGAGAAGGGCTAGAATTCTATGTCAAGCATATGAGAAGTACACCGTATCGGATAACTAACGTGATATGCCCTCATGACATTAGAGTAACCGAGCTAGGTACAGGGAAGAGCAGACTAGCAAGGCTACGAGAGCTAGGAGTAGAGAACATAGAAGTGCTTACCAGGTCATCCATTCTTGATGGTATTGAAAAGGTGCGTGCAACTATCCCTAATATGTGGGTTGACTCGAAGTGCACATATATCATTGATTGCATGCGAAACTATTCAAAAGAGTGGGATGACATTCATGGCGTATGGAAAGCCAAACCCTTACATGATAAGTGGAGCCACGGAGCAGATGCCATTAGAGGCATGGTAATGAGTAACGCCCAACATGTTTCAGAAGCAGATGAGATTTCAATTTCTAACCAGTCTAGCAGTGTAGTGGACGGTTTGTGTATATAGCCTCCTAACCTACTGATTTTCTTAGATAAATTAGTGTATGTATTAAATTTATTACACTTAAGAAACGTATTAAATTTATTACACTTAAGAAAATGGCATAGCCCTCTAACCCTTTATACTATACAAGTGTATTAAATTTATTACGCTTAAGAAAACGGCATAGCTTGCCAGGCCCTGACCAATGACAAAGCGCTTGTCCGCATCCGTACCTACCGGGGGTCCAGGGTAATATCGTTATATGCTAATATAGTAATACCACTATACCATGATATGCTAATATAGTAATATAATAATATCATAAAGCATCAATATAATAATACTGCCATATAGCATCCCACCATCCAGGGTTATATGCTAATATAGTAATATAATAATACAATGCTATGCTGATATAGCCAATAGGCCTAGGCTATAAAAAGCTATAAATTTTATTTATGCATATCAAAAAAAGCATAAGCTTTATATATTGTACATTTGCTTAAAAAGGCTTATAATTATCAAAGTGATTGATGACTAATCACTTGCTCTTTACAATTCGGATTGACAAGTTGAAATACACTTGAAGAGAGTTGGCTGAAGCCAATGTGCTCAAGGGCACAAAATAAAGTGCACTATTGTGCACTATAATATAGGAGTCTACTATGACTACAAATATCAAAAAGCAATTCCAACCAATTGTACACCTTTTGGAGAAAAACAAAAACAAAAAGGTGTCCACTATATTGGCTGAAGTAATTGCCTTGACTGAGGCAAAAGTGCAAGCTAGTACAAGCCATATTGATGAGAATGGCAATGTCATTGCTGTGTATTGCTACTTTCACAAGCGCTGGGAATTAGTGAATAATGTGCCTTATGGCAAAAAAGCATCATCCACTACCGGCTTGAACACAATGTGCAAAGCCGGTGTAAGTGCCTGGACTAAGCAGCAGCGAGCCATTAAGCAAGTTGGCACCAAGCTAATCAATATGCTTGAAGCCGGTGAAATCCAACTTGAAGACATGGCGGACAAAAAAGCCGAGCTAACAAATGAAGCTATGAAGGTTGAAGATGAAGTGCCAACCGGATATGCCACATTGGAAGAGGCTTTGGAAGTATACAAAGGCTCATTTGGAACAACCTTGAAAGCTATGGTAGTGGCAAAAGCTAAAGAGAAAGCTAAAGCAAGCTAAAAGAGATAGCCAAACAATCGGAAACGGTTGTTTGGCTATTTTTTTACTCAAAAACGGCTAGCTAGTAAGCAAAAGCAGGTGGTGACGCCCTTCGGTGCAAATTCCTGGAAGCTAAAAGGTCGAAGAGGTAGCTAGAAAGTGGTGCCGAAGGCTGGTTATGGCACGGTTTTTCCTTGTTCTTTTTCTCTATATACACTATATACATAATATACATATAAAATAAGGGATAGGCCTTAAAATTGAATCATTTACTGACGCTATAGCAGCAATGTAGGTGAACAGAATATATATTGCTCTGGGGGTTTTGAAATATGTGTATATGATGTATATTGTGTATGTTCGTCAAAAAAATCTAATAAAATCATATACTTAGGAGATTGTCAGCAAAGTGTATTGATTGTGTATATTAACGTCTCTAGTATGTATGTATAAGCAGCAATAACTTTAATAAGTTTAAACTATTAATCGTAAAGCTTAATAATTAAATTTATAATAGTATCAATACACGCTCAATACATTTGCGCTCATAAATTCCTGTATGTTGCCCCTACAAACAAGCATGGGTAAAATATAAAGGTTTACAAATCAAATTTATCAGGGTATAATCAACAAATCCAAATAGTCACATGTCGTGATGACAGCAGACTGGATAAATAATTACGCTACGGCGTAATAACTGGAGACTCTTATGAGTGTTAAAATCAAAAAGGCCTTTGAGCCTATTATTACCTTTCTGCAGGCATACAAAGATGCCACAGTATCCGATATCCTGGCAAGCGCTGAATCTTTAGCTGCGGCTAAGACTGGCGGTAAAGGCGGAGCCACTACTTTCCTGAAAGATGTAACTGGCGAAACTGTTGCTATCCTGGATTACTACTTCAAACGCTGGATGCCCTTGGTTGGTGATGAAGCGGTTGAGTTTGGTAAGAAAGCAGGTAGCGCCAGTGGGTACAGCACCATGTCTAAGGCTGGTACTAGCTTCTGGACCAAGCAGCAACGCGAAGCTAAAGCAGCAGGCCAGCAGATTCTTGCTGACCTTGAAGCTGGTGACCTGACTGTTGAAGGCATTGCCGANCGNAAGGCTGAGATTGANGAAGCNCGNAGNNCNATTCAACCGACCGNCATGGGCTTNGAGACCCAGGAAGAGGTCACANCCTACCTAGCTGACTCCGGATACGAAGTCTAACTGTTAGCTCCCTCTAGAAGCCCCTATAGTATATACTATAGGGGCTTTTCTTGCTTTACACATTATAACTTTTAACTATTAAGGAGAGCAGAAATGGCAAGACCCAAATACTTACTTCCGCTAGCAGTTTTAGACGAAGCCACCGACTTAGCTAAGCTGGGAGTACCAATGACTAAGATACATGCACAACTACCTGTTAAATGGTCGTACCAGTCCACGGTAGACCTCTTGAATGCTGACCTAGCTGGCAAAACTGGTGCTACACGGCCAGAGTGGCTCTTAGATGACCAGAAGCGACCACTGAAAGCGGAAAAGGACGGCCTGATAAGGCAGCCACCTAATTGGAGATTCAGGGGCTACTTCCCCGACGGAGACTGGGTTAAGATAGGGTGAGAAAACTAAAGATAGCTTATGAAGGGTGCACTATGGAACGCTCCCCAGAAGGCAAGAAGATTGTACTCTTACCTGACGGTCAACAGCTTCCACTAGACCATGCGCTTCCCCCACAGTGGACCACCGATTACGGCAATCATCGCCAGGATGTTAGCTCTCCACTCCAGGGCTTGATTTGTGGCACACTGCAGAATAAAGAGAAGGACGAGATAGAAGCCATAGCTCTGGATTGTGATGATGCCAATAGCTGGGCCTTATTTACTTCGCTCGACCCTACCTATCAATATCGCTCCGCAAGTAAAGGCAAGCCGGGTGGTACCATTATCTATCGCCTCCCTGACTCTTTACGCCACCTTAAGCAATACAGCATAAAGAATGAAGCAATGGCTTTCGAGTATATGGCACAGAGGGAGAGTGGACCCAATGCTATGGTATTCTTACCCACGGAAGCCAATCATACAAAGACACCTATTCCCGATACTGCAGTACTGACTACACCTCCGCCACAAGTGGAAGCTCTCCTCATCTCATTAAAGCCCAAGCCACCAGTAGAGATTACCACTACCACCACAACAGCTACACAACTGTACAATGCTCCGTTAATCAAGAAGTATGTTGGCGAGATTTATGAAGCTAACACATACAAGAAGCTACCCACAGCCACTCCTGTAGCTAAGAAGCTGTATAAGATAATCACGCCCAAGAAGTTCCGGCATGACGAGTACAAGACACTAGGTTATCTAGACCCTAACAGTCCTGCTATCCTGCAGTATGGTAGTTGGAGTGAGTATATAGTTGGTGTAAGTGCCATAGCTGGTGCGGACCCCTCAGTGGGGGCAGAGTTGTATGTCCAGTTCATGCAGGCCATAGTAGCTCAAACAGATGACCCTATGCCGTCTAAACGCCTCCTCGCTGAGGTTATCAACCCCATGGTCAGAGGCAAGTCATCTATAAGCGGTAAATCTATATGGAAGTATGACGAGCGGTGGGACCAACAAAGCCTGCAAATCATCAATCAGTATGGGGAACCCCTGGAGTACTACATTCTAGAAGACCGAGCTAACACCTTTATAGAATACAATACTGTCACAGCTGCCACAGTTCCTATTCAGGGCACACGCTCTATACGGGACCACATCTACAGCCGTGACTCTGACCCTGCACATTCCATGCCAAGTGCTGAGTTAGTGAAGAGACTGAAGCTCATTCAGATTAGGGACAACATCAAGCTGCCAGTGGGTATCTCGACAGACCACAACTCACATGCCCTGCTCAATTCAGCTAAAGCAGAGTTTCCACTGCAAGTATTGCGTGACCCTAATAGCTATGACATTCCAGTGAGTGAAGATACTTTAGAGGTAAAAGCCTTTAACTTGTTCATAGCTCACCTGTTAAACGGTNNCAAAACTAGCCATCACATTCTTCAAGCAAGTAATTAGCTATCATGGACGACATCTTGTGCCATGCCCTGTAATCATTTACATGGTAGGGCAAGGTGGTGCTGGTAAATCAGTCTTAGCTACACTACTTGAGCTTATCTTTGGTGTGAAGGCTACACGTCGACCGAATGCTAAACAATGTGCTTCACAGTATAATGACTTTCTAGAGAACACAGCTCTACTCATTTTGACTGAAACAAGTGATAGTTCACGGGCTGAGCAAGCTGCACTAAAGAGTGTGCTTAAGACCGTCACTGGTGAGTCGTACATAGATGTAGAGACCAAGGGTAAACCATTGCGCTCAGGTATTGAGCTATTTGCGCTACCTCTCTTGTTAGCTAATGACCCATGGTATACTGAAGACACGGAGGACAGGCGCTTATTTAGTATTATGCCACGTACAGGTATGACTGAGAGCTTGCCAATATCGAAGTTTGAGAATCTTCATGGTATTCGTTTAGTTGACACTATTACGAAGGGCATAAAGACAGGCGTGATTAGTAAGTACTTGTCACAGTTCTGCCCTAAACAGTTGCCTGAAGTGCCACTGACCCAAGACAAAAAGCTGCTCTCTGCTGAACAAAAGAACCCTATCATGATAGTTAAGAACTTAGTAGCTAATAGTGACTGGTTCCGCTTATTTGATATGTTTCAGCAACATAACGTCAGTACATTCTTTACTGCCATGGAAGCGGCTTGGTTGCGAGATAAGGATAGCTTGTTCAAACAGCAATTAGTTGACTTAGTTCTTGGCATCAGAGGTGACCAGGCTTTTCCAAGTGACGCAGAGATTAGCCGTGCTTTTACAGTACGTTTCTTGCCGAGGGTATCTGCACAATACCGACCTGTAAAGCAAGCAGCTAAGAAGCTCGGTTATGTCAAGTGGCATGTGCCTATTGGAGAAGCATACAATGAGTGGAAGATTCAAGGGCTCAGTGATGATTAAGGATTTCCTAGCTGACAAGACAGCATATGAAATGTTCATCACAGGCCCCGCAGGCACTGGTAAGACTACTAGTCTGCATGATATTGTTGTGTACCTCAGGGAACAGGAGATAAGCTATGTAGTGGTAGCATTTACACACCAGGCCTGCAGTATCCTGACAGCCAAGCTTCCCCATGGAGCCAATGTCAGTACCCTACACTCTTACCTTAAGAAGAGGCCTGGAGTCAATCAAAGAGCCACTAAAAAAGAGCATGTAGAGATTAACACTAAATTTGCAGATGCTATTCACTACGATGTTATCTTAGTTGATGAGTTTAGCATGGCAGGTGAAAAAGACTACATGGACCTAGTGGCCCTACAGTCTGATGAGGATGGTGAGCTAAAGAGCAAGATAGTCTACATTGGCGACCCTTATCAGCTGCCTCCTGTACGTGACCAGCAGACCATCTTTCCTACAGGTAAGTATCAGCAGAAGTTAACACATATTTACCGTGCTGACAATGAAGACTTGAAAAGTACTTTAGCTACATTAGTTGACTATTTAGAAGGTTCTGCACAGCCTGGTCCATTACCTCCTAACACTGCCTTTCAACGTGGTAGAGACATAGTTGAAGAGTATAGAGCTTCCGCCGAAGAGAGTAAGACAATGCTAGCCTGGACGAATAAAGCTGTGCAAGCACTTAACTTTGCAACACAAGGCTATGATAGTCCCAAACCAGGTGATACTATATGGAATAGCACACTTAGGCAGACTTGTGTGTTTGAAGCGGAAATAGAGCATCCAGAAAGCATATCTACCATAGCTGGCCCATTAGCTATGAACTCTAAGTATAAGACCCTGGAGTTCTTATGTGAACAGCCTTATGTTAAATTTTATGCCACTGATAAAGGTGCAATAGCTGCACACTTTGGAACTTACAATTATAAGCAATTAGCTAAGAAATTAACAGAGAATGCAGTCAATGATAATGCTAAGATAAAAGTGCAAATGGGGATTACCGATGTAAGGCAGTGGTGTCAGGAGCACCCCAGACATCACTTAGCTAAGCGTAGAGCTATGGCTTGGCGGAGGTTACGTGTCATTGAAAGAAGCTGTATGTTGTGTTGACTTCCCTCACTGTACTACTATACATAAAGCACAAGGTAGCACTTACAATGAAGTATACTTAGACAGCCAGGATTTAGCGCTCTGTGGAGCTAGAGATTTGCAGATGTACTTAAGACTATTCTATGTTGCGGTTAGCAGGGCTACGTAATAAAGTTATTACTACTTAAGTAAGGGTAAAAATTAAAGGTTTACAAAGTCAAAAATTTATGATAGAATACCAATACTGTGTAAGCAGTATAAATCACTAGGAGATAATTATGGCACATAAATTCAAATATATCCCCATGTCAGAAGAAGACCTGATTGAGTCCGCTATTGACCGCTTAATGCGTAATGAAACAGTATGCGACTTTACAGCAACTGATATGCTGCAAGAGTCTGCTGAAGAAGTCTACAATATAGCAAACGATTATTACTATAAGCAAGGCAAGCGTGATGAAAACCTTGTATATCTAACAAACGAAGCTGTTATTGAGTTTGATGCTTACTTAATAGCTAACCCCTCCGCAAGACGTGACATTATTGAAGAACAAGTTAATGCCCTATTTTATAATGGGACATTATTGTTAGCTTCTGAAGACTATGATATGCAGCGTGGTCAGTACGATGACTATTGCTGTGGTCTTTAAGAAGAAGCTGACTTTATGGCTAGGGAAGAAGCCCGCTCTTCCGCTCAAGACTAATTCTAGGAGAATTAAAGATGGCAGAAAAGATTGTAACCCCAATAGGGGAGCTTGCCTGGGTACTTCATCACAGGCAATGGCAAGAAGGACTTGAACGGCAATGACCGCTTTGTTGCTTCAGTCAGGTACAAAAAGGACAGCAAGGAGTTCAAAAGCTATCTCTGAACAGATTGACACTTTCTGGAAAGAGAACAAGCCTAAAAGGTAAGACTCGTGCAAAATCCAATGGTATCAAGGAAGAGTTTAACAAAGAAGACGAAGCTACTGGCTTCTTCCTAGTTAACTTCTGGACTGGTACGGTCTATCCTGACGGCTCTGATAAAGTTATCAAAACTTACAACTCTAAAGGTGCAGAAGTTGCACTAGGTTCACGTAAGATTGGTAACGGTTCACGAGGTGCTATTTCAGGAGCAATGGACATCTATGTTAATGGACCTAATGTTGGTGTGACATTGTACCTCAATGCCGTACAGCTTACTAAATTCGTTGAATATGACGGTGGTGCTGGTTTCAGTGCAGTCGAAGATGACGAAGATGGCTGGACCGGTGACGACTTAAATGAAGATGGCTTTGAAGCGGCTGATGACCAGCCAAGCCGTGTAAGTCTGTAATACTCACAAACACATGCTGGCTCTGTGTATAAACCAGCACGTTTACGCAGGCGAGTTAGTATGGCCTATGATTTATCACCATAGGCTGCATGTAGTTCAATAGGGAGAACACTGCGAAGGGTTGATAAGCTTAGTAACAG